AAGAAATGTCCGCCGTGCGTTGAGTCCACGTGGAATTGTTTTGAGCGGGAACCGATATGAACGGCCCAACAATGTACCCCACAGCAGACTCATACTTAGGCAATACGAATAACAGCGTTAGATGCGTCAGCAGTCGGGAACTGAATAACGAAGTCACCATTTAGATGTCTTGTCACCACCGAAATCCAACACGGCGATAGCATCAGTAGTTCCTGTGCCACCATCAGCAGTTGTATTGTAGATCAACGCACTTGCCGCAGTGATTGTTGCAGTAGAAAAAGTCTCATCTGCAAAGTCAACAAACGCTGTTGTTCCACTGAGAGTTACAGTCGGGCTGTCGAGAGTTTGCCCACCCGCAGAATATCCAGTACCAGATACTTCGGCGGTTGTAGTGTAATCTGTGGTTGCCGCACCGTGAGTTGCGGAAGAAGTGTAGAGTGCGATTTTGAAAGTGTCAGCATCCATTTCGTGATGACCCTTGAGCAAATCACGCTTGAATGAAGAACACATTGCAGTTGTACTAGCCATTAGCTTTTAGTCTCCTTGACCAAGTAATTTAAATTGGAATCTAAAGCACGTTGAATATATTTCGCCACAACTTGCTTAACATGTCCTTGGAATAAGTGTGCCTGTTCCCTCAAAGGGGCAGGGGCGGTATCACTGATCTGTATAATCTCGCTAGTTGCTATTTCAGCTAACTGCTCAACAGAAAGTGGTCCGTTAGTCGATGTGTGTACTTTAAAATTAATCATTAGGGAAAGTCAGGGGGCCGAAGCCCCCATCCTTATTGTTGCTTATGCAAGCTGATCACGATCAACTTCGTCAGCACCTTGAGTTGCTTCATTTACGTCAACAACGATTGCCCATACACGAGCAGTCACTGTAGCCGCTGGAGAAGCTGTAGCAGTGCCAGTTACGTCGATTGTGTCTTCTGATGCTACAATACCCTGAGTTTGAGTACCGAAAGCGAAGTCACCAGCAGAACCACTGTCAACGGCAGTAGCCGCCATAAAAGTAGTTGTGCCATCTGTAACTGTGACATCATAGTCAGCAGAATCCATAGCGTCGATTAACTCAACGCCAGCCGCAAGAACAAGAGTTCCAGCCGCTACAGTTGGACCTGTAACTGTTCCAGTTGAAGTTGGAAGCTCAACTTCCTTCTCAACCATGATTGCTTTTGAAAGCAAGGATGTAGATTTAGCCATTATAAAATCCCCCTATTAATAGCCAGTTTGGTAACGTGCAGTGACGATAGCTTCTGGACGAAGGATCTTACGACCGTACAGGTGCATACCACGAACGATGTCAGCAAAGCTGTCAGGATCACGATATGTTTCGGTTTTACTGATCTGCTCTGCAGTTGCTACCGCAGAATCATGACCAGCTACAATAACACCATAGTTACTGTTTTGGTTTGCAGAACCAGTAGTACCTGGACCTGTACCTACTGCTGGCAGGTTGCTTGAAGTATATACACGGAAACCGTGGAAGTTGTTCAAGACGAGACCATTACGTAGTCCACCTGATTCACCGAAGTCCGCATTAAATAGGCGTGAGTCTTCGTCACGAAGAAGCTCCATAAATACGGGGTCAACGACAAGCCAACGCCCTTGAGTATCAACTTGTTGTTGATCCAAAAGACGTGCCATACGAGCAACAACCATTGCTGGTGAAGCTGTAGCAGTTGGTAGTGCAGTAGCACCTGGCAAACGAGCTGCTAGTGGAATCGAGTGATCTCCAGCAGAGCCTGTTGTAATGTTGCCAAAGTCACCTTTTTTCAACTGCATGCTTGAAAGCAATTCGTTAGAACCAGCAGTTGAAACAGCTTTAGTACCATTTACAACGTCATTAGCTGTGTCTGCTTGTGAGTGCAAAGATGACTGTTTGAAACCTGACAGATAGCCAAGAACTTCTTGGTCATGCTGATCAGCCAAGCGGTAAGCCGCACGGTTGGTCGCAAGATCCATGAAGTTTACGTGACTGTGAGCTTCCTCGATGTCGTCGATCTTGAAGGCGAAGTAGTTTGCCTTATCAACGACTAGAGAGAAATCTTCGTCATCTAGATCTTGTGCATTGACCTGTGTGCCTCTCGCATAGGATGACACTGAAATTTCAGGTTCTTTGATGATTTTAACAGTGTCACCTTGGGCACTGATCTCTCCGAAATAATCAGAGTTTGTGATGTCTCCAACGACTGTGCTCTTGCGGAATGCAAGCTGCACTTTTTTGGAGTAGATTACGGAACTAAAATTACCGTTAGGTAAGTTTCCGTAACCCGATGCTGAAGTAAAAGCCATGATAAATCCTCCTGATATTTGGCTTCGGGTTACAAAGCTAAACACCTTAAAGAGGCTGTACGTTTTCTAGGGTGCAGAAAACACCCACTTGCGCTAGTAGGTGTACTCTGGGCCTATACTTGAACAGGTAGTTCTTTTATAGTTTAGACTTTTTATGAAATTAGACTGAGACAAAAGGTAGTCAAAAAGAGGCTTTTGTCTCTGTGTCTATAGTTATACTGTTGATTTATTGATTGTCAACAGTTTATCTAGCTTTGCCAGATACATCGTAAACAAATTTACCCGAACGGATAGCTTTGTTAATTTCCTCAGATTTAGCTTCAAACTCTTTGTCTGACATTTTTGCCACATC